CTATTGCATCAACTAAAGACCCTACTGACTCTATGGAATCTCCGGATCAGACTCCTTACTACGGCTTTCATGTCTTTCCTTCTGGCGCTGTTGTTCGTCTTCTGCGAATTGACGAAGACTCATACCCCAGTGCCTAGCAAATACATCAGGCCAAGGTGTCCCAGAGGGTGCTAACTCATTACGTTTTGCCCAACAATCTCTAGCCATACAGAGCCTCATGTATATTTGATCTGGGGTTAACTCAGTAGGCACAGGCTTCTGTAACTTCTGCTTCTCTAATGCTTTTATCTTAGCATAAGCCTGACGCTCACCTACAATATCATGCTTTCTTTTAGCCATATGTATCTCCTTTAGAATATAAAAATGTGCTTGTGGTAGGGGGATACTACCGTAGTATTTTTGATATCCTAAGTCATTGATTTTAAAAGGCCGATTACAGCACTTTCTTTCTTTTGTCTCTTTTATATTTACGAGTAAATCTTTGTAATCTTTTTGCTTCTCTCCTAAAATGTTTTGCCATTGCAAGTTTGTTTCGATAAGCCAGTTCATCTTGCATTGCATTCCATATAGGTGAACACATATCTATATTATCTACGGCTGTCTGTACAATTTGCGCTCGGTTAAACTCATTTCGAGCCACCTTTGCCCAATGATTGTATAGGAAGTTATACTCTTCCATATCTAATAGATCAGACACGAATAATACTTCTTTGAGTAATGGCATGAATACCATCATAGTATCCTTCCCCATCTAAACCCTCAAGCATAATTACCCCCCGCCACCATTGATACTCCGTATCTTTACACCAGTTCTCGGTGTATGAAGGATGGCTAAAGCACCCACCGGACAGACCGAATATCTTTTGTCCATCAGGTCGAGTCTGTTCCGCATGGTTGTACAGATGCGAGTGTCCCTGCACACTGGAGCAATGCAGTTTACTTACCAAAGCGTGAGCCACATGAGTAGAACTAATAGGTCTACCTGCTACGCCACCAGTAAAGTAATGGCTAAACGATATACCATGTAGTGTTAGCGCCTGTTTAAACGGAGTAAGATGCCAACCAAACTTCTTGTACTGTAGGTCATCAATAGAGATAGCACCATCTAACTCAGGGCTAGAGTTGGTAGCCCGATTAATCCTATCCTCGTGATTACCTAACGTCATATGCCACTTAGGTTTGTACCTTGTTCTATGCTTCTCTGCTTGACGTTTGTTATAAGACTTGATAGGAGCAAATAGTTTTTCTTGTGCATCTATAACAGCATTGACATCCTTCTTATAACGTCTGCCCTCGAATCCTTTTGTTCCTTTGTCATAAGAACTAAGGCTAGGCATATCAGCAAAGTCACCAAGGCATACAATAATATCTGGCTTAGACTTTAGGATGTACTTACCTAGTGCTGTAAACCTAGAGTTATCATAGTCAGGGTGAGCATGAGGGTCACCTATTATTAGTAAGTCCACGGAATGTAATCTCCTCTGTTAGTGCATCATTTAAAAGTTCTTCTGTTTTGAATGGGCCTTTCACTGCTAGTTTATGCTTTAACTTAATCAGATACCAGTAGCCATGCTCATTACTGTACTTCTCTACCGTATAGTCACGGCCTTCTACCATCTCCGAGCAAGCCTTCTTCATTCTTTATCCTCAAAGAACTCCACTGTTTTAACTCAAGACATTTTTTAAAGGTGTTAAAGTTATGCTTGGGTTCAAAGACTTTATGTTCAAACTTACCTGTCTCTTTATCAAGCCTAAGTATTACACCTAAAGGCCAACGCCTCAATCCATCCATACGTTTGATAGCCTGTGCATACGCAGTTACTTGTAAGTGATATGGCTTGTAGATTTTCTTGGACGTTTTGAAATCTATTACACAAACACGACCATTAATCTTAGCCACTGCATCTACTGTACCTGCATACTTATACTTATCACAATATACTTTACGCTCTGCATCAACCCACTCTGGATTATACTCAGTTGTCCAATCAAGGAATGCGTTAACTGATTTAGATATATAATCTTCCGGTTCAGTACAAGCATGACCGTAGTTTATATAGTGTTCTATCCACTGATGGGTATCGTTACCTACCTCTAAAGCATCGTTAATTACTTTATCATATTCCTCCTGACCAATACTTAAAGCCCAGTGAGTTAAGTCTTTAGGGAAACAGCCGTCAACCACTCGTGTGACTGACGGCACTTTGACTCCCTCTACCTTATAAGAGTGTGCCTTGTCATCGTACTCAAGGTCATACTCCTTACCATTCTTATATGATAGTATCATTAGAACGGTATGTCGTTATCAATCTCAGAGTCACCACGACTACGACTAGCACCAGAGTCACCCTTGCCATACTTCTCTTTGGCTTGCTCCTTAGTAAGCACCTTGATATCATGGCAATACTTCTGTGTCATCTCTTGGGTCATCTTCCTAACTTCAACTTGCATGGCAGGTTTACCTTCACCGCCTTTCTCTACTGCCCCAATCCAATGCCATCCCGGTTCTGATATATAAATCTTACTACGGTAGTCATCTTGCCAAGGCTCCTGCTTGTTGTCGTTATTCCATAAACCCGCTTTGTTCTGTGTTGTAAATTTCTCAGACATTTAATTCTCCTATGATCTTCTGAGGTTTGCTTGTTCGGTACGCCACGTTTCCCAAAGGATTTGTGCTGTACCTCTATGAGATTTCATTATCTCAAAGTCTGCCACTGCATCTTCATACTGCTCCCGCCACTCCTTGTACTCCTTTGAACATCTTGCTTTTGCTTCTGACTCAGCCATTGTTTTCTCGTACCGACGATGTTCCAATAGCCCTTGTGCAATAATAATCTTTTCATCTTTCTCGAGTCCTTTAACTCTTGCTGATAGTTTACCATAGTCATCATCACTTTGCGAGAGATACTCTAATATTCCCTCAACTTTTTCTTCAGTCACTAACATACTGTAGTCTCCCCTCCTTGAAGGCTTGATCCTGTGTCTTCCATATAAGTAAGAACTGATTATCTAATATATCATGGTCGCCATTGTGAGCCTTGTCATGACACATATAACATAATGCCATAGTCAGCCAGTCATGCGCTTTCATCGCCATGCCACCACCACTCCACGGCGTGTGCCTATGCTTTAGATGGTGAGCAACCACGGTGCCATCATCAGCACCGCAGTTAGTACAAGGTAACGTAGCCACCCAATCAGTATACTTCTTTGATCTCCAACGTACATCTTTAGATAGTTGCATCTAAGTTATGCTACCTCTGTTGATTAGAATGTCGCAGTAATGCTTGATCTTTTCCAGATCATCATCACCCCCCTTTAGTTTATACCGACAGATATACTTGATAATATTTCCCTCGATAAACCCCATATTATTTTCTAAAATAAAATCAATTGGCTGTATCGCTAGGTCATAATGTTTAGGTGTCATGGTTATTTCCCATCAGTTACTACCTGTTCAATCAATTGATACACTATTTCCTCAAGGTTCTTAACCTTTTCTTCAAGGGTATCAACACGCTTTTGCATCTCTAACTTATGGATGCCCTCTCTTGGAGAGTTGTACCCATCTAAGTTTGCCCCGCTCATATACCACACACTCCTGATAAGCATTGCTCTTCTGAATTATCTTCGTACACCACGCCTCTCTTGCTGATTGCTTCTTCGTATGGTACTGAGGTAATTGGTTGACCACCACGAGCGCCATCTGGGTAGACAGTTAGACCTCGTAGACCCGGAGCATACTTCTGAATCCAACCTACGTACCGTGAGATAAGATTAGCATTGTTATGTTCAGTATCCCATGCAGGTAGATTGATTGTACTGCTGATAGCCTGATCCACATAGGCTTGTACATCATGCTGAAACTTAATACGCCTTTCTGGGTCTTGTGCTAGATCAACTGCTGATTCAATCTTGTTAGGCTTGATGCCCATCTCAATTAGAATCTGTGCTGTACCATCTACTACGAACTCATGCTTCCAACGTGTACCATCAGTAAGATATCTACGCTTGAATGCTACTGAGTAGACAGGCTCGATACCTGATGTTGTACCTGCCAGAATACTGATCGTTCCAGTAGGAGCAATAGCGCGTACACCTTTAGGTATTACACGATACAACTTATTACAGAAATCTCTTGACGTATGGTCAGACTCATTGCGGTAAACCTTGAGCCATTGCTTCAACTCATCAGTCACCTCATACTTATGACCACGCTTGAGTAACCACTCATGCATACCCATCAGACCCAGACCTAACCGTGAGTTCTTTTCTCGCACATCATACACCTTTTGATAGGGTAGTTCAGCACGTTCCAAGCCACACACTAGGAACTTAGTCACCAAATGTACTACGTCTTTGAACTCATCAACTGATTCAATTCGTGACATATTAACTGACGACAGATTACATACATCACTGTCATCCTCAGACACCACCTCACAACACGCATTGCGTAGCGTTTCATTCTGTTTGTCACCGAAGTTAAAACTAAATCCCGGTTCACCAGTCATCATTGCTTGCTTGACATTCTCTATAAAGACTGGATTGTTCTTGTCTTTAAGCCATGCGTCATCATAGTTGAGTGATACATTCATCATGTCTAGCGGAGCAGGAGCATTGAAGTCTGCTTCTTTAGCCGCCTTCTGTTCTGGTGTCCAGTTCTTAATCTTTAAAAAGTCTTGAGCATCTTCGTGTTGCCAGTTCATACTACCATACATGGCTGACCTACGACTACCACCCTGCATTACGTTGCGTCCAATCTCATTAGTGGCTAACAAGAAAGGTATAGGCCCACTGCTGACACCACCAGTCTTTGATAGTGTACGCCCCTTTGGTCTGAAGGCTGACACATCAATACCAATACCACCACCTGTCATTAGGCAAGACCCTGCACGTTTCCAAAGGTCTGCCCATTCCTCACGGCTGTCCTCTTCAGCCTTGAGTAGATAACAGTTGTTATAAAACCTAGCCTTGCGTCCTGCGTACCACAGATACCTACCTCCCGGCAACCACTTGAAGTCAACCAGATACTCAACCAACTGGTCACGCTCTTCCTTGGTTAGCAGTGCTGTCTCAGTACCACCGTTAGTACCTGCAACAGCATCA